TCTTTATAGTTGTATTGACCTTTTAGATCTTCAAAAATAAACAGTTCTGAACAGAATTTACTTGATGACTGAAATGTATATTCGTATGCTTCTAACATCTCGCATACTGTATCTTTGCCGTGGCGGCCGTGTCCTACAATTAATAACTTTGGTATCACTAAACTCTCCTTATGCAGTTTTAATACATTATAGCTTAGTTTGTAAGTAAAGTCAACCTTTAATCGAAATGCCCGCCCAAAACAGCAATAGTGTTTATATCGTCTAAATACGCCTGTGCTTCTCGTTCTGCATATGCTTGTTCAAACCCTTCTTCGTGGAGATACATTTCGTTGTTGCCCCATAAGCGTTTAAAATATGAATGATAAGTTGATTCAACATCTTCATCGGACCAGCCTAAATCAATAAGTTTACCTTTGATTATCCAGTTAAGTCGATTAGCTTCTTTACGTATATAGGGCGAACACATTAGCTTCTCCTTGTTACATACTGTATTTACATTATAACAAATTGTTGGCGCTAACGTTGGGCAATTTTAGCCGATTGTAAAACTGTAGCCTACGCCGCCAGTAACTTGTGTAGCTACTTCTTGCTCTAGCTTTTCCATTTCTTGCGCAGCTTCATTCTTAAGAGCATCGCCGTTTAGTGTCGACCCGCCTTGTGGTCCTGCAATAGTAGCAAACTTACTTCTAGCTTCACCTAACATATGTTTACAACTTGCAAGGGTGTAATCCTTAATCCATTGCTTAACAATGTAATCATTTAATAGTTCAGAATCAGGACGATAATTATAACAGTACAGCATTAGATTTTCTTCTGCTCTCGGACGCTGTAAAATTGTTAATTGCTTTGTAGAAGTATTCCATTTAAATTCAATAAATGATCCAAACATTCTTCCTACTAATTCTTGATACTGACTAAACATATCATATGTTGCTAGGCCGCCCATATTAGAACTAGCCATCAAATATGTATTTGTATATGCCATATTGAACGGTTCAAACAATGTTCCACCGTCTCCGCCACCTGATCTAGAACCTATTGATCTACGAAATATTTGACGAACTTCTATTACTTCATCTGGTAATGTGTATGTGTTTTGGTCAAGTACCGTCGGCATAAACAAGTAACTTTCTTCAACTGAATTATCACTACGCTGTCTAAAGCGAGATAGTGCCTTTGTTAAAGCTGTTTCATAATGAATTGGGTCAAGTTCAATATCAATCATACCGCCACCTAAGAAGGTATGTACGTAATCGAAGATTTCTTGTTTTTGCGTTGCTAGTGTCATATATGTTCCTCTGCATAGTATTTATCGTTTCGATAAATATGTGTATGCCAAGATTAAGTTTATATAAACCAGAAAAGGGTAAGGACTATGAATTTCTAGATCGACAGATCACAGAGATGTTCACTATTGGTGGTACTGATATTAATATTCATAAGTACCTTGGTCCTGATAACCCCGATGAAGCAAATGCAACTGCTGATCAACCTCGTTATGATGCCGTTAAAGAAACAAACATACAAGACTTGTTGTTTTTAGAAAACAGAGATCGTAAATACGATCCAGACATTTATACAATGCGTAGTATCTATAACCTATCAGATAGTGATTTTAGTTTGAGTCAGTTTGGTATGTTCTTAGATAATGACACGTTGAATATGACTATTCCTATCAATAGTAGTGTTAAAACTCTTGGTAGAAAAATGATGAGTGGTGATGTTATTGAATTGCCGCATATGAAGGACGAGTATGCAGCTAATGATTATGCAATAGCACTAAAAAGATTTTATGTAGTCGAAGATGTTACACGAGCTAGTGAAGGATTTTCACCAACTTGGTATCCGCATTTATATAGATTAAAATTAAAACAAATAGTAGACTCGCAAGAATTTAAAGACATATTAGACTTACCTGCAGATGCCGATAATGATGATGGAACAACATTACGTAATATGCTTTCTACTTATGAAAGAGAAATGCAAATTAATGATGCTGTAATAGATCAAGCAGAAGCTGATGCACCTAAGTCAGGTTACGACACTAGTCATTACTATAGTTTAGAAGTTGACTCAACTAGTTTAGGCAGTACCGCAAAAATAGAAAAAGTAAATAATGAGTCTGTTACTGTTCCTCCGTCAAAGATTGGATATAACGGATATTTACTAGGGGATGAATTAGCACCCAATGGCGAAACGTTTGGCCACGGAATACAATTTCCTGCAGGCGCTGACGAAGGTGATTACTTTTTACGAACAGATTTTATGCCTAAAAGATTATTTAGGTATAACGGTACTAATTGGATTAAAATGAACGATGTAGAGCGTATGACAATGAGTAACACTGGATCAAGGCAAACACAAAAAACTTCGTTTATTAATAATGATAATTTTGTATATAACGAAAAAGTTGCAACTGCTAGTGTTATCCTTTCAAAAGACGATGTTGTAATTACAACATCAATTGCATATCCAGTAACTGCACTTTACTTACAGTTGAAGTTCTCAACACACATAAAGAATTATGTAATTGCCGATACTGAAGGATTAATTACATCCAATAGTGATAATACAGTATTAATTACGCTTCCTGAAATTGCTAGTGTTCAAGATAAAATTGAATATGACGGACAATGGACGGTTAACTTCTATAACAACAGAGAAGCTGAGAAGCAAGGATTGTCTAAAGCACTTAGACCAAGGGCCGATAACTAATGGATCATTTTTACGACGGACAAGTTAGAAGATATCTTACACAGTTAGTAAGAATGTTTAGTGGATTTCAATATGCAGACAGTAAGCAGCAAAAAGTTACTGTTCCTGTTATGTACGGAGATATTACTAGACAAGTAGGCAGTATCTTAAGAGATAACAGTGAAAATAAAATTCCTAGTGCTCCTCGAATGGGAGTATACGTAAACGGTCTTGAAATGGATAGATCACGCACAAGTGATTCTAGTTATGTTAATAAAGTTAATATTAGAGAACGTGCATACGATGCTGATGGTCAAGAATACTTAAACACCGAAGGTAAAAATTATACTGTAGAGCGGTTAATGCCTACACCGTATAACTTAACTATAAACGTTGATATTTGGACAACTAATACTGATCAAAAATTACAAGTTATTGAACAAATATTAATGTTGTTTAATCCTAGTTTAGAAATTCAAACTACAGATAACTATCTTGACTGGACTAGTATAAGCGTTGTTAATTTAGACAACGTTGCCTGGAGCAGTCGAAGTATACCTACCGGAACTGAAAGCGAAATTGATGTAGCAACATTAACATTTACTACACCAATTTATATTAGTCCACCTGCAAAAGTAAAACGACTAGGTGTAGTAACTGATATTATTACTAAAATATTTGAAGAAACTCCTGTTGTAGGATTAGATGGAGAATCTAATCTAAGAACTAATATCTTTATTGCGCCTTCAGGCGAAGTAGCAAGAACTAAAACAGATAAAAGATGGCAAGACTCTTTAGGACAATTAAATATAAATGCAACAGCTTATCAAAATGCTGAATTGCTAGTTATAAATAATTCAGCAAAACTTGTTAAACGAGGAGTAGTTGGTGGGTGGAAATGGTCTGAATATTTAAAAGCGTTCCCAAGCACGTTTGAATCAGGTATTACTGCTATACGACTTACACGAGGCGACTGGGCATATGATATTATAGGCCGCATTGCTATTAACCCAACTGATGATGCTGAAGCAATTATTGATTGGGACGAAGACACACTTCCAACAGATACTATAATATCTAGTAGCTTAGGAGACAGAAATAAAATTGATTTTATTATTGATCCTATAAAATCAAACCCACAAGACTTAGGATTATCAGGAAACCCTAGAATACTATTACTAGGCGACATTGGTGATACAAGAAACGTTGACGGTGCTGATGCTTGGAAAAATAGTGATAATACTGATTTTATAGCTAGTGCAAACGACATTGTTGAATGGGATGGTTCTAATTGGAATATTGTATTTGATGCCGATAATGACGTAAGCATATACGGAACTATTTACACTACAAATCTAAACACAGGTATACAATACAAGTTTGACGAGTCTGAATGGATACTTGCTTGGGAAGGTCAATATC